AAAGTGGATAATCACAAATTCAGAACCACACTAAATCCTAAACACCATACTCAATGGCAAAAAGATAATGCTAAAAGAGTATGTGAAATTGTCAGAAAGCATAGAGCTGCTGATAAAAGTGGAAAAATATATTACATTAAGAATCCTGATGGAGAGTATTATATTGGTATGACACTAACACATCTGAAGATAAGATGGGGAGAACACAAAATCCATTACAGATTGGCAAAGCAAAATAGAAGAAATAGATTACCCCTTCTACATGAATCGTTTGACAAATGGGGTGTAGATAATCATAAGATTGAAACTATAATTGAATTGGAAGGTATCAGTAGAAAAGATTTAAGAGAATTGGAAAAGGTATTTATAAAATCATTCAAAGAAAAAGCAAGCATATTAAACACTTACAATTAAAATAAAAAGTTATGAAAGGAAATAAAAAATATGGTATGGTACAATTGCCTGAAGATGTACACCAAAGATTAAGAGAGTTTTGTAAACATAATGGATTTCAGATAGGAGGATTTGTAGCAGCACTTATCCGTCAATCATTAGCTAATAATGAAAGGAAACAATGGAACAAGGATTAAGTTTTATAGCAGTAGTTGTAATAGTTTCAGTAGGTGTTGTAATCAACTCACCTGTATGGTTATTAACTACATTTGGAATAGGATGTACCTATTTAGTAATTAGAGGAAAGAAAAAAGGCTGGAGATGGCCATTAAGATAATAAAGGATATGAAGAAGATTTGTATTATTAAAGTAGGAAACATTTTAGATGGGCTTATCAATGTTTTAACACTCGGATGGGGTAAGGATATAGCCAGTTGGATTGCGTTCAACCTTGGGTACGAAAACTGCGGCTGTGAGGAACGTAGGATTTGGTTAAACGAATTCTTCGGATGTAACGAAGGAATTAAATTATAAACAATTAAATAAAAAACAAAATGTCAGAAACAACAATTACATTAGATGGAGAAGTAGATAAGAACAAACTTTATTTAGTAGACTTCAGTAGAATTGAATCAGTAGAATCGTTAGTGCTAATCTTTGCCTGTATGGGTTTATCATTTAGTGGAGGACATCCACACTTTGATAAGATTAAACATCTATTAGATTTGGAAAATGGAATTACTCCAAATAATCCAATACCACAACAACCGCAGGCATCATCGATGAAATTACCAAAATTGAAATCGGTAAATGATAAGTAAAGAAAAACAGAGAGAACTAATTGTAGAACTTATGAATATGGAAGTAGATAAATACGAACCACTATCACAGGAAGAATTTATTGATTTAAGAGAATTTATAACCACACTAGGTCCTTATCTTCCTGATAACAAAGCTCCTTATGTTTGGGGTATGTTTAATAGATTGAGAAATGAAAATGAACCACAACCTTGCACTTGTCCAAGCAGTGCAGGACATTGGAAAAGAGCAATCAATTATTTATTTGATTGGGTTAATAAGCGTAAGTAATGGTAAATGAAATTTCTAGTAGTATTGAAATCCAATGTGCTAAAAGATTAGACACATTATATCGGCAGAGCCATACATGGTTAGTAAAGGTAGGTTACAATATCACAAAGAATAAGCAGGAGAGTGAAGATTTAGTAATGGAGTTGTATGAGTATCTACATAAGAAACGAAATACAAAATTGTTTTGGGGTGATTCATATAATACTATGTATTGTATGAGTTTCCTAAAACATAGGTGGATAAACAAAACAAAGAAGTTAAATAGAACTACCTACATTGATGAATTCTATACCAATCAGCCGGAAGAGATTTATGATATTGATAAGGATATAGCAATGATGAATGCACATACGGCAGTAATGGATGAGATACAAAGATTAAAGAAAACAAAGAACTTCGCACCTGCAATGTTATTTGAGTTATACTGGTCATCAGATGATACCTTACAACAGTTGGCAGATAAAATCGGAATATCTAAATCAACAGCATTTATCAATATAAAAAAGATAAGAGCACATTTGAAAAGTACAATAAATAATCCATTCGTACCATAATGAAACCTAATAAACCTTCAAAAGATTATACTCTCTTTACCCTTTTCATATTCTATATCCTATTCTTATTCTTTCTTCTAATAATTAAGTTACATTAAAATGAGAAAACCATTACCCCCAAGCCGTATATGTAAAATATGTGGTGTAGAGTACAAACCTACAACTCCAGTCCATAGTTGTAGAGCGTGTATAAATGAATTAGCAAGGATTAAGAATAAGGAAAAGATGCAGGAACGAATGGAAAGTGGTGAGTGGATACCTTATGAAGAAATGCGACCTGAAGAGATGAAGGGCAGTAAAGATGAAATAGCAAAAAAGTATCGTAAATTAACGAACGAGATTTTATTGATGAGTAGAGAAGAATACAGAGATTATCTAAAAAGGAAATTAGATGAGATAATGAGTAACGGACCTCTATGGAGATATTTGACAAGGGAGGGGTTGGGGGAGACTCTTCCTAAAAAAGATGTCGTAAAAGAACCCAAATTATCTAAAAGGCAGAAATGGATACAAAAGGGTGATACACGCAATTTAAGTTGGGATGAGCTGGAAAGAATGGGATTCGGTTTGGATGAAGATAAATAATGAGAATCTAATTCCCATTAGATTGAATTGGACAGATGTAAAAGAGAATAGGATTGAATTCGAATATACAGAAGTATTATGCATTGCATGGATATACATTATGGATGATGAAGATTACATACTACAAATGTATGAGATAGATTTCCCCCTCAACTACTAAAGTATACCCACTCTGTTATATAATTAAATAATATAAATAAAAATGCCATTTCAAAAAGGACATAAGTTAAGTAAGGGTAGACCGCATGGTGCATTGAATAGGAGTACTGAAGAAGCAAAGTTAACTATTGCGAGAGCAGTTAATAACACACTTAACACACTATCATCAGATTTGGAAAAAATCCGAAAGAACGACCCTGAAAGAGCAATCGAACTCTCTCTGAAGTTGATGGAGTACATGCTTCCTAAATTGAGTAGAACGGAACTGAAAGGGGAGATAGAACAAAAGATACAATCTATAAATGTGAATATAAACAAAACAGGTAGTGAATCTGGAAATTAATACTACAATCACTTTTGAGCACTTATTAGATTCAACTAAAAGAGTGAGTCAACACATAGGTGGCACACGTTCGGGTAAGTCGTACGGAATACTCCAATTTCTCATTGTAAGGGGGCTAGAATCAACGCAAACCATTACGGTGGTACGAAGAACCATCCCATCACTAAAGAGGACCATAATCAAAGATTTCACCGATATACTGAAAGGATTAGGAGTGTGGAGAGATGATGATTGGAACATTACTGATAGAACCTATAAGTTGGGTGATAGTATAGTTCAATTTATCAATTCAGACGATCCTGAAAAGTTAAGAGGATTAAAATCTGATATTCTATTTGTGGATGAAGCATCGGAATTAGATGAGGAAAGTTTCTTTCAGTTATCAATCCGTACTACAGGTCAAATCATACTTGCTTACAATCCAACTATATCACCTATGCATTGGTTAAGACAGATGCAGGATTGTGATAGGTATGTTACTACCTACAAAGATAATCCGTATCTACCAAAGGAATTGGTTAAGGGCATTGAAGAATTAGAAATAAAGAATCCAAAGTATTGGAAGATATATGGTAAGGGTGAGTTTGCTCCTAATGATAAAGCAATATACAACTTTGAGATAGTAGATGATTACGAAGCAGAGTTTGTTGGATTCGGATTAGACTGGGGATACTCACAAGACCCTACTGCAGTAGTAGCAGTGTATAAGAATGGTGATAATCTTTATTTAGAAGAGATACTATATGAGAAGGGATTAGTTCTAAAGGATATAGGAGATAGATTAAAAGGATTAGATATAACAAAGCAAGAAGAGATATGGTGTGATTCATCGGAACCGAGAAGTATAGAAGAATTATATCGAATGGGATTCAATGCTAAAGCAGTAAAGAAAGGACCTGATTCAATTAAGTTTGGTATATCAGTCCTACAGAACCATAAGATACATATACATAAGAAATCACAAAACCTAATTAATGAGATGTATGCGTATCAATATGCAACTGATAAATACGGATATGTAACAGATACACCCGAAGGAGGATTAGACCACTTATTGGATGCTGCAAGATATGTAGCAATGATGAAGTTAACACAGAAAGCACAAACCAAAGGAAAATATGTCATT